GAGTGGTACGATTACTTACAAATCAATTGTAATTAACGAAACAAGTAAGTACAACGCAATGAAAGCCACACCTCCTAAAACGATTACGCCAACAGATACGGAAATTATTAACGTGTTAATTGAAGATGCAAATGGTGATAGTCAAGTTGAAATTTTAGGTGGGGATAATTTAGGATACGAATTGTGGAAAGTAACTACTGCAACACCAACTGATAACTACGCAACAGGAACGCTATTAGCAACCTTACCAAACAACACAGTACCGTTTAGATTTATCGGTATTAGTGGTTTTGATTTAGTAGGGCGAGATACAAGTTCAGGAGTACGTAGAAGAAGCTCAATGTTAAAAGGTAGTTACGAACAAGCTTTTTATGTAGGTAATCAAATCCAATTAGCAACCGATGCGCCACAACTTCAAGAAAACAACGATAAGTTAGATGAGTTAATCTTAAAAATTGACACGCAAAAAGACCCGTTAACCTTAACACAATTTTTCGCATTAAAATGATAGAATTTATTAAGAAATATCTTTTCGGTAAAACACTTTCTCAGTTGCAAGATTGGGAGAGTGTTCTCAATAATCGTGAATTAAGTTTAAACGACATTGAAAGCGAGTTAATCGAATTTAATAAAAATCTTGAATCTAAAGAACTTATTTTGCATAGTTCGATAGATAGTGTAGAAAATGAAAGAAAGCACGTTAAAACGATTAAAAACGATGTAGAAAAGCGTTTGCTTGAAGTATTAGCAGATAAAGAAAAACTATCGCAAGAACGAAAAGGTTTTAAAGATGAAATGAACTTTTTGATTGAGAAGAATAATTTAACTATAGACAAGCTAAAGTTTATGCGTTCTAAACTGCGTAATTTCGACAAAGAGTTAAAAGAGAAAGCCAAAGAATTAGAAGCCTTAGAAACTTTTTTGAAGAATAAAATAGAACAAAAGGAGAATTTAGAGGTTAATAATATGAGTACAATAATTTCAAGAGGTAAAGAGATTATAATTGATAAGTACGGAAACTTTAAAGGATTTGTATAATGGCGGTTTGGGGATTAGGTGTAATAAATAATGTTATCAATTGGGGTAGAGGTGCTTTTAATAATCTAATTAGTTGGGGTATTGTGCAAAAGACTTCTCCTGCAGGAGATACAGAAATCTACGGAACACGACAAGATGCGGATACTACTGCTTTTTTAACGGCTACAGGTATAACTGATGCGACTATTACAAGTGCTTTAGATACTTTGGTAGTAGGATTGAAAGCAGATGGTATATGGTCAAAGATGAAAGCAATATATCCATTTGTTGGTGGTACTGCTACGACTCATTCTTTCAATTTAGTTAATACTGCATTACATCAAATCACTTGGTTTGGTGGATTAACGCACGATGCAAATGGAGTTACTCCAAATGGTACTAATGGATACGGAAACTTAAACTTAAACCCTCGTACACATTTAGGTTCTACTCCTTCATTTGGCACTTATTGTAGAGTGAATAATACAGCAAGTAATAAAGCGGATTTTGGAAGTAGCAACAATGATGGATTTGGTCATTTTGGTTTTATAACATCTTTTGGAAATACTTTGTATAAGCATTATGTAAGTACTTTAACTGCTACAAATGCAAACACGCAAGGAATGTTTCATTTTGGATATAATGCAAGCAATAATTTATTTGCATATAAAAACAATACTTTGCTTGGAACTTTAGCACCACCAGTTTTAGGAACTGCACCATCTGAAAATACTGCTATTTTCGCATATAATGCTGGAGGTACTGCTAATTCATTTTCGCCAAGACCATCTTCATTTTTCTTTGCTGGTAATGGATTGACTTCAACAGACAATGCAAACTTATATTTAGCAGTACAAAAATTCCAAACCACTTTATCTCGTCAAGTATAATGAATATCGCATATTTAACCGTAGAACAAAAAGACCAACTCGTAGGTGAGCAATACGCTAATGATTCGTATTTCAATCCTATTTTAGATGCTAACGACAAATGGGTAATATCTGAAGAAGAAATTAACTTTTTAGCAAACCACGATTTTTTATGGCTTAATGATTTGCCTATAAGCGTGTATAATCCGAAACCACAAACACAAATTATATGAAAAAATTAATCAAGTACCTACCTTTAGTTATTGCAGTATGCGCTATTGCAGACACTCAATTTGAAATGTTAAAAGGTATAGGAATGAATGAAGCGTTAATTAACTGGATTAAGTTATTAGGGCTTTTGCTAACAATCTTTTTACCAAGTATTAAAGAGATGTTTAACGATGGTTTATCGTTGCGAAATACAGACCCTAAAAATCCTAATAGACCAAGTACAAGACCAAAACCAAGACTTTGAATAAAGCAATAGGTATATTAATATTGTTACTTTATTTTGGGAACTCATACATTTGTTATTTTGCCTTCCCTAATAATGTAAGTAAGTGGTGGGATTTAAACAATTCCATACTTGCACTTATTGTTATTATATCTATTAAATACAAGTCTGAGAATAACTTTGTAGAAAAACTATTTAATTCAATGGTAGTAAACAACATTTACGTTTTACTATTTAGACAAGAAACCACTTACACGCTTAACGACCTTTGGTTTGTTACAATTTTCACAGTTGCACAATACCTAAAAAAAGAAAAAAGTAATGATTAAGAATTTATTAAACCATTGGGAAGCAATGACTGGAGTAGTTGGTATTGTTGTCGCTTATTTTAGCGGTAAGAGAATGAAACGCATTGAAGAAAAAAAAGCAAGTTCAGACGCAGTATCTTCTATGCAAGTTGTTTACGATAATTTCGTTAAAGATATAGAGCAGCGTTACGTAGATATGAAACAGGAGATGCAATCTTTAAAAGATGAAGTTCAACAATTGCGTATTGAAAACGACAAACTACGAAAAGAATTGCGAACGTGGGAGAAAAAATATTATTCATTAAAAGACGAGTATGAAAATAGACTTTAAACATTTATTTTCGATGTTAATCTTATGGTTAATATCTATTTATTTAGTATTTTATTTTACTTCGTGTTCTGCTAAATGGCATATAAACCGAGCGTACAAAAAAGGTGCAAAGTTAGAGCAAACAAGTGATACAATTCGCATCACATCAATAGATTCATTTAAAGTGGTTTTAAAGGACACTTTTTACTTTGAGAAGTACTTTACTACTAAAGATACTATAATTCAATACAAGCGTTTATATGTGCCTAAAACACGTCAAGAAATTAGAATAGAATATAAACTTAAACGTGATACGTTAAGACTTGAAAAAGTTAAGATTCGCAAAGAATATAGAACTAAAACTAAGCCATTTCCGTACACGCTTTTATTAATTGTTATTGGATTAATTTGCATTACGATAATTTCGTTTATCTTTAAGCCAAAAATACTATGAAAACTTTAAGTAAACACGTTACAATGGAAGAATTTTGCTATTCTCCAACTGCAATTAAAAAAGGAATTAATAATTCAATGGGTTTAATAGCAATCGACAAAGCTATGCAACTATGCGAGAATGTATTTGAGCCACTTAGAAAGCATTTAAACGTACCGATTAAAATAAGTAGTGGATTTAGATGCGAGCAACTTAATAAGTTGATAGGCGGTGCGTCTGGTAGCCAACATACAAAAGGCGAAGCGTTTGATTTGGAATTAACAAATAGAAAATTGTTTGATTGGATTCTTAAAAACGTAGAATTTGACCAAGCTATCTATGAATTTGGAAACGATACACACGCTAATTGGTTTCACATATCGTATCGTAAAGGTAACAACAGAAAACAAGCGTTAAGAGCAATTATAATCGGTGGTAAAACGCAATACATACCTTACAAGCCACTTTAATAGTGGTTTTTTTATTTACTTAAATTTTATTTATGGAGCAATACAGACCAAGATTATCTGCTGAAGAATACAATCTAATTTTAAAGCACAGAAATGACAACGAAAATAGAGTTTTAGTAATTGGAGATTTGCACGAACCATTTTGCCTGGATGGTTATTTAGAGTTTTGCCAGGAACAATACAAAAAATACAACTGCAACAAAGTAGTTTTTATTGGTGATGTAATAGATAACCACTATTCAAGCTACCACGAAACAGATGTAGATGGTTTATCAGGTGGTCAAGAGTTAGACTTAGCGATTGAAAGATTAGCAAAATGGTATAAAGCATTTCCAGTAGCAGATGTTACAATCGGCAACCACGATAGGTTAATAATGCGAAAAGCACAAACTTCAGCAGTACCAAGAAAGTGGATAAAAGAATACAAAGAAGTTTTAGAAGTGCCACAATGGAACTTTACAGAACGTGTGGTTATTGATAACGTACAATATATACACGGAGAAGCTGGAACTGCAAAGGCTAAATGTAGAGCAGATATGATGAGTACCGTACAAGGACACTTGCATACACAATGCTATACTGAATGGTTTGTTGGTGCTAACTTTAGAATATTTGGAACACAGGTAGGTTGTGGTATAGACCACGAATCATACGCTATGGCTTATGCTAAATCAGGTAAGAAGCCAGCAATAGGATGTGCAGTAATAATAAATGGAGAAACTTCTATTAATTGTTTGATGAATTTATAGTATATTTGCAACGATTCGCTTATTCTGTTTAGTGAATTTTCATAGTTTTTTAGTTTAATTGTTAGAAGTGGGGAGAAATCTCCACTTTTTTTATGCTCTGAAAGTATTGTAAACATTGAGAAACTAAAAATAGTTTAAAAATAATTGTTAAAAAGTTTGTAGTTATAAACATTATGTGTAGATTTGCATATATCAATTAACAAAAAAACAAAATTATGACAACATTATCTTTAAACAAAAAATTCAAAGGTTACTATACGAAAAAAGTAAATGATATTACAATTACAATAAGCAATGCTTATATTCAATGTGGTATTGGTTGTGGTAAAGATTGGCAACTTGTAATTGAAAATTCAAAAGATATAGTTGTTAGTACATTTTTCCCTTCTAAAAAAGATGCTTATAAATATGCTACTAAATGGGTAATTGAAAATATGTAAATAAACAAATAATTAACTTTTAAACTAATAACAATGAAAACATTACACAACACTTTTAACCCTAATTATGTACCTACTACAATTGAGAATGAGTATGTACCAAAAGGTAATCACATTAACGATGCTATCAGAAAGCAATTTTTTACTACGTTTGATGTGCAAAGATTAAACAGAATTAGAGAAATTAAGTTAAACAATTTAAATGAGAAACGATGAACTACGATTTACACGGAAAAGCTACCGACTTAATGCGAATGCATCAAGATATGAAAGCAAGAATTGAATGGCTTGAAAGAGATTTAGATTATTTAAAACCATTTTCTAAATTAGAATCAAAAAAATTAAACAGAATAGACACTTGCAAACGTGGACTTGAAAGAATTGAACAAGGGTATATCAAAGTATTAACCGAAATTTTAGCAGTATGACACCAAAAGAAAAAGCAAAAGAATTGTTTGAAAAATATTTTTTATTACACGAAAGTGCAACAGATGAAAATGGTGTTTGGATACTTTCAGCATTAAATAAAGCATTAGCCAAAAAATGTGCATTAATAGCAGTAGATGAGATATTACAAAGCGATGGATGGAGTTCATCCCGTTTAGAATGGGATATGTATGCAAGTTATTGGAATAAAGTAAAACAAGAAATCGAAAAGTTATGATAGAAGTAGAATGTAAACAATGCGAAGGCAAAGGCAGAATAGAAGTAGACAAAGATTGCGACCAACCAGCTTGGAATTGTTGCGGTGGATGTACAGAAGTGATTGAGTGTCCTGAATGCGAAGGAAGCGGAGAAGTAGAAGAATACGAATTTTAAAAACAAATAAAATGGAAATAGATAGAATAGTATTAAACGTAATTAAAAAGTTCGAGAAACGTGCAGACGAAGGTTTAAAGAAGTACGGAGTAACACTCGAAAGAACCGATTTAAGCACGCTTGAATGGATAAACGAAGCACAACAAGAAGCAATGGATTTCTGTTTGTACCTTGAAAGATTGAGATTAGATATTGAAAATATTGAAAGAAAAAAAATAATTACTAACTTAAAACAAGATTTAAAATGAATAGCACAAACGATTTATGCAAAGAATTAATTAAAGGCACTAAATACAGATTTCTTGATAAAAACAACATAAGTTGGAGGTGGGTAGATAGTGAATGGATTGGTAAACGCAGTGTATGGACTTTTGACTTTAGAGCCTGTTGGTTAGAAGAAACAACTTCAGAAAATGTTAAAAAATGGTGGTGCGGAAAAGAATCAGATTATAATGAAATATTTAAACAACAAGAACAATGAAACAAACAGCAGTAGAATGGTTTGCAGAAAGAATACAAAGTGATAAAATATTTAACTTTGAAAATGTATTAAAACAAGCCATAGAAATGGAAAAGCAACAAATTATTAATGCTTATCAAACAAGCCATATATCAATGATGACGGCAGAACAATATTACAATGAAACATATAATCAATAAAATGAAAATAGAAAACGTAAAAGAAGTAATAGAAAGATACCAATTAGCAACACCAAACAGAGCAAGAGTATTAGTTTATATTCGTTCGATAATGTACACGCAATTGCGTAATGACAAATGGACTTTAGCACAAATAGGAAAATTATTTAACAAGAACCACGCAACTATATTACACGGTTTAAGATGTTACACTTTGAATATTAAATACGATGACTTTAAAGAACTAAACACACGAATTGAGCAAGAGTTAAATTTAGCTATTTGTGATATTGAGCCAGAGTCAAAATTGCAGTTAACAGAAATTGAATTGGATATTTTAGATGCTAATAACATACACCAGTTTTGGGAAGTGAAAAATAAATTGATTAAAAAGTTATCAATTAAAGAATAATGTTTATATTTACAGAAATTATTAACAATTAAAAAACAAAAAAATGAAAAATCTATTTAAAAGTTTAGCAGAATTTCAACAAGAAGTACCAGTAATTCACAAAGCAACGCAAGGTTATGGATATACCTTTGCAGATTTGCCTAAAATCTTTAGCGTAATTAATCCACTATTAAAAAAGCACGGATTGGGTTTCACACAATTAATCGAAAACGAGAATTTAACTACTATTTTGTTTCACGTAGAATCTGGGGAAACAATAGAATCTAAAATGGCATTGCTTAAAGATGTATCGCTTAAAGGAATGAATGAGTTTCAAGTCTATGGTTCGCAATTAACTTACTTTAGACGTTACGCTTTGAGTTCTATTTTAGGTATTGTAACAGACAAAGATACGGATGCATCAGGTGAGCAAGTAAAGAAAGTTAAAACAATTACAGATGAGCGTTTTAACAAAGCAATTGAAGCAATAGGAAAAGGACTTGCTAAGAAAGAAGATTTATTGCAATTTGAATTAACAGAAGCACAAAAATTAACATTTGCAACGCTATGAAATCAGATTTAAGTAAAGTAAAAGTAGGCGATAAAATTTGGACTATTGAAGATGGTTGGACAAAAGTTATTAACGTTGAATGTCTTGACACATATCCAATTGTAACAGAAAAAAATACTTATACATTTGACGGTAAAATGGAAACAGACGACAAATACCCATCAGCATTTTTAGAATATCCATTCAAAGAACAACCAATCGAAAAAGATACACTTGTTTGGTTTAGAAATGGAGAGGATTTTTATTGGGCAGTAGGATATTATGCACATTTTAAAGATGGCAAGCATTTTGTTTTTAGTGCTTCAAAAAAATCAACTGAAGCAAATGAAGCAACACATTGGAACATAATAACAACAGAAAATCCTTTATTATGAGTTTACTATTTAGATGTTCGCAGTTAGGAAATTTAATGACAGAATCTCGTACAAAAAGCGAGGTTTTGTCTGCTACTGCAAAGACTCTTATCGAAGATATGTTCAGAGAGAAAGAATTAGGTATCTACAAAGAATTTAGTTCACGATATACCGACAAAGGAAACCAAAACGAAGATATAGCTATTGAGTTAGCAAGTGAAGTATTAGACTGGAACTGGATTTTAAAAAACGAAGAAAAGTTTAAAAATGATTATGTTGTAGGTACACCAGATTTGGTTAATGACACTTTACTTGCTGATATAAAATGCAGTTGGTCTGGTGCTACGTTTCCAATGTTTGATAAGGAACTTAAAAACAAAGCGTACTACTGGCAATTACAAGGATATATGTATTTAACTGGACACAAACAAGCTGAATTGGTTTATTGCTTAACAAACACACCGTTTGATATTGTAGAAAGCGAAGTTCGTAAGGAGCATTGGAAGTTAAATCTAATTGAAGAAGATTTACTTGTACGTGAAGCGGTGCAAAGTTTACACAATTTTGACCACATACCAAATGAACTACGTGTTAAAAGATTTATAGTTGAATACAACGAAGCGGACATTGAAAAATTAAAGCAAAGAATTGAAGTAGCACGAGAGTATTATCAAGAATTATTATTAATTTTAAACAAATAAAAACAAAGTAAAATGAGTACACTTATCAATGCGTCAATTGACGTTACAAAAATCGACAAAAGCAAGTTATACAATGGAAAGTATTTAAACTTGACAATTTCAATCAATGATTCTACAGACCAATACGGAAACAACGTTGGGTTAACAGAATCGCAAACAAAAGAAGAACGTGATTTAAAGACTTCTAAGCGTTATTTAGGTAATGGCAAAGTAGTTTATACTAATGGAGAGGTTAAAGTTGCTGAGAAGCAAGATAAACCACTTCAAACGGCATCGCAGAAGTTCGCACAACAAGAGGAAAGTGATTTACCTTTTAATGTAGAGTTATAGTATCTCGTAAATAAAAACTAAAAATTACCTTTTTAAATTTGGATACTACCTTTTTAATAGTTATCTTTGAAATATGAAAAAAATATGTTTTAAATGTAATATTGAGAAGGGAGTATCTGAATTTTACAAGCACTCTGGAATGGGTGATGGTTATTTAAATAAATGTAAAGATTGCACAAAGAAAGATGTAAGGCAAAGGGAAAATGTTTTAAAATTAGATAAAGACTATGTACAAAAAGAAAAGGATAGAAACCGTGAAAAGTACCATAGACTTAATTATAAAGACAAACATAAACCAACACCTGAAAACAAAAAGTTACATATAAATTTATATAGACTTAAATATCCTGAAAAGTATAAATGTAAAATTAAAATTGGTCGTAAATTAAAAGCAAAAGAAGGTTATCATTTACATCATTGGAATTATAATATAAATTATGCTTTAGATGTTATTGAGTTAAAAATACAAGACCATTATTTTTTGCATAGACATATTATTTATGACCAAGAAAGAATGATGTACAGAGGATTAGATGGTATTTTATTAGACTCAAAAGAAAAACATATTCAGTATTTTGAATTATTAAAAAACAATTAACTATGGAGCAGTACGTTATACTTTATTGGCTATCAAACGGAAAACCAGATAGAATGATAGTAAGTGCAGAAAGCAAAGCAGAAGCATTGAAAGAAGCAGATAAGCATCCAAGTATTATATACTATTGTGATACGATGGATAATTGGATTAAGTTCTGCGAAGATAGACGAGGAAATTATAAATAAAAAACAACAATAACAATGAAAAAAATAAAATTTAAAAAATACAGAATTGTAAAAGATAACTGTAACGGTTATGAGTGCCAAGTTTGGAGATTATGGTTTCCATTTTGGGTTGAAATGAATTTTTCTAATACGCATACATCTATTGAAAAAGCAAAGTGTTTTATTGAGAATAATAGCAATACTGTAGTTTGGAAATCTTAATAATATTAATAAATAAAAAACTATGAAAGCATACATTGAAAAATACGGAGTTAAACACTCAATAGAAACAGATTGCGATGATGAAGATGTTTTTGAATTTACACGTAACATATACACATTGATGTTAAGTGCTGGATATTCTAAAGATAACATTATTGAAGGCTTACAAGATATTGTTAACGATAATTAAACAACAAGAACAATGAACACTAAACAACGAAAAGACTTAGATTTGACCTTAGCGTTAACTTTACAGATGCAGTCAATACTTCACACATTAGATGAACTATCTCACGAAGTAATATACAAACGTGAATTTAAACAACGATGTGAAAACTTTTACGCGTGGGTTGAAAAGATAGTTGAGAATGTAAGCGAACAACTACCAGAAGATTCAGCTCAACGATGGGTTGACATTGTTAATGAAATTGATAAAATTGTTCAAAAGATTCAATTGTTTGAAGATGAAAAGTAGTTAGTATATTGTATATTTGCATTGTTCGTGCCGGAACGTGAAAAAATTTAGTTTAGCTCTTATCCGATAGGTCGGCACAACCTTGACGATAGGAGCTTTTTTATTTACTTAATTATTTTAATATTATGAATTATTATTTAACAGATTTATATGAAACAAAACTTGAAATCAAATGCGTTTATAAACAAAATTTAATTCAATTATCAATTGTAGATTGCGATACTGGAATAACAACTTGTTATTATTTAACTAAAAAACAAGCGTTTCAATTAAAAGGAGTATTGCATCACATTGAAAAAGATATGAAGTAATGAGTGGCTGGATAAAATTACACAGACAAATTTTAGAGTGGGAATGGTTTGACGATAAGAATACGTTTAGGTTATTTATGTATTTACTTTTAAAAGCTAATCACAAAGAAAGAAATTACAGAGGAAAATTGATTGAAGTTGGTCAGACTTTAACTGGTTTGGATTTACTAAGCAAAGAGGTTGGTTTGACAATTCAACAAATAAGAACTTCATTAAGTAAGCTAAAATCAACAAACGAAATAACAATCAAAACAAGCTCGAAAGGTACTATTATTCAGGTAGTTAACTACAAAAAATATCAGATAGTAACAAACCAAATAACAGACGAGCAACAAACAAATAACAAACAAGTAACAACTAACAAGAATGTAAAGAAAGAAAAGAATGAAAATAATACATTTACACCGCCTTCGGCTATTGAGGTTTTAGATTATTGTATTGAAAGAAAAAACTTTGTTAATGCGGAAACTTTTATAGACTTTTACGAATCAAAAGGTTGGATGGTTGGTAGAAACAAAATGAAAGATTGGAAGGCTTGTGTACGTACTTGGGAGAAAAGCAATACAGAACAACCTAAACAACAAAAAAAAGAATTTGTGTTTAGTAATTGCGAAGGAATGACTCAAGAAGAAATAAATCAGTATGCTAAAGATTTAAAAGAATTTAGACTAACAGAAATACAGAAATATGGATAACATTTTTAAATACCAAGAAATAGAACATTCTATATTTGAGCATTACAAAAGCGGTGGCGGAAAGACTTTTTATTTAGGGTTTCCAAACTTAGCAAAGCATTACTCAATAATGGAAGGAAGTAGAACAGATTGGACTGGTTATCCTGGAAGTGGTAAAACAGAACTACTACTTGAATGTTTAGTTAATACTTCAGAATGGTACGGACATAAACACTTAATACATATGCCAGATGCTGGAAGCACATCCGAAGTAATCGCTAAGATAATGCACAAAATGAGTGGTAAGCAGTTTAAAGAGTTCTACTACAATGCACAAGGAGAAAAGGTTAAGATTGAAAATAGACTTACTGAATTAGAAATAACACGTTTACTACCTAAAGTTTTGGATAAGTTTATAATTTACAAGCCACAAGGCAAAGCAAGTAAAGCAATAACACCAAAAGAACTATGGGAATTTGGTGCTAATCATAAAAAAGAATTAGATTTGTTCTCAGTAGTAATTGATAGTTGGAATTATATGAAGCACGAAGTAACAAGCGGAATGAGATACGACCAATATTTAGAAGATGTGTTAAGTTTTGGTAATGATTTATGCGAAGCAAGTAAATTGCATTTTCACACAATCATACATCCTAAAAGTCCAGTTAAGATTAATGGAAAAGCACAAATACCAGATATGCACGAATTAAAAGGTGGTTCTGAATGGGGGAATAATGGTAAAAGCATTATAATTGTACACCGAGATTTTGATAGTGTAGTAACAGAGATAAAAGTTAACAAAGCAAAACCAGAAGTTATTGGAGTTCGTGGAGTAACGAGTTTGATGTACAACGTAAAGACTGGAAAATTCAACGAAGATGGAAACATAGCAAAGCCATTGAAAGAAACGCATACGCAAATAGCAATAGCACCTAATAATTCATTTGATAATTTACCATTTTAAATAATAAGATATGAATGTACTAAGTTTATTTAACGGAATGAATACAGGTCGCCAAGCCTTAGAAAATGTTGGTATTACCGTAAATAAATACTATTCAAGCGAAATAAAACCATACGCAATTGAATTAACACAACACCATTTTCCTGATACGATACAAGTTGGTGATGTTACAAAATGGAATGAATGGGATATTGATTGGAAAAGTATTGATTTAGTTTTATCAGGTTCACCTTGTCAAGATTTATCATCAGCAGGAAAAAGAGCAGGAATAAATGGTAATAAATCAAGTTTGTTTTTTACATTTTTAGAAATATTAGAACACATAAAATTATTAAATCCTAATGTTTTATTTTTGCAGGAAAATGTAGGTAGTGCTTCAAAATTAGATATAGGAATTATGAGTAGAGCATTGGGAGTTTATCCAGTTAGAATAAATTCAAGTTTAGTAACAGCACAATTAAGAGATAGATATTATTGGAGTAATATAAGAACAAAACAGTCTATGTTTGATTTAATTTCTGATATACCGCAACCTAAAGACAAATTTATAAAATTACAAGATATTTTAACAAGCGGAAAAGTTAATAGAGAAAAATCAAAAGCATTATTAGAAAGGCAATCATTTACATATAAAGATAAACTTTCGAAAAAAGCACAGAAATTTTTAATTGATAGAGAGAAATTCGGAATAAATTTAATTTATGAAAATGATTATATAAGAATACCAAACAAAATTGAAATGTGCAGATTACAAGGTTTTCCTGATAATTATTGTGATATACTTACAACTTCAAAAGCAGGTAGTTTACTTGGAGACGGTTGGACTTTACCAGTAATAGAACATATATTTAGCTTTATAAAACAATGAAACAAATAGCAATAATAGAAGCATCCATAACTTTTGAATCGTTGACTCAATCTTTACAGATTTCAATAGATGACATCAAAAAAAAGAATGCACATCGTACAGATTTAATTGAGTCAATGCAGAAGCACTTTGATTTTCTACAAGACGCACGAACTACTTTTAATATTTTAGTAGACGAAAATAAACAATACCAAACTTTATTATACGCAGAACATAAAAAAGTAATGGAGTTGACAAGAGAAGTAGAGCAGTTGAAAAAGATAAATAATAATTTGACAAATGGAATATAAAAACGATTTTCAAAAGAAGTGCAAGGAATGTGAAACGATATTTACACCATTTAGAACTACGGACAGACTTTGCTTTGTATGCACTAAAACACGTCAAGCAATAAAGAACCTTGAAAAGATAAAGAAAGTGCGTAAGAAAGCATTAAAAGACGATTTAATGACACTTCAAGACTACTTTAAAATTGCTCAAACGCATTTTAACAAGTTTATTCGTTTAAGAGATGCAGGTAATTTATGTATCAGTTGCCAAAAGAAACCAAAAAAAGAAAACGCTGGACACTATTTTTCTGCTGGAACACATACAAACGTTCGATTTGATGAGATGAATGTACACTTACAATGTGAACACTGCAATACGTTTTTATCTGGTAACCTAATCGAGTACGGAATACACTTAGAAAACAAGATAGGAGCAGATGAATTTACTATGCTACGTGAACGTGCATACGTTACAAGAAAGTTTACAAAGGATGAATTGAAAGAACTTGCTGAATATTATAAATCAAAATGTAAAGAATTTATACCATAATTGATATAATTTATTAACAAATTATTGCTTTTATACCTTATATAGTATAACTTATTAACAAAATGTAACGTCTATAATAAAAAATGTTATAATTGCAAACAAAAACGAATGAAGTTATTAGATGAGGTTTCAAAGCATCATAACGAATGGGTAGATGTAGTTCGTTCATTTGGCGAGGAGTTCTATACTGAAGATATCGTACAAGAAATGTACCTACGGATAAACAAGTATACCACATACGATAAGATTGTAAAGCGTGGAACACTAAATAAAGGCTACATATACTTCGTACTGCGTAACTTATTTCTTAACTACGTGCAACTAAAATCACGTTTCGAGGTTGTAAGATTAGATGATAACTTTGATATTTCGCACGATTCATACATAGAGTTTGAGAATAGAATAGAAAACGAGATAGCATCCTGGCATTATTACGATGAGATACTATTTAATTTATACATTGATTCTGGTATGTCTATTCGTAAATTAGCAAAAGAAACAAACATTAGCGAGAAAAGTATATTCGTAACATTAAAGAAGTGTAAAAATAAATTAAAGAAATATGACAACAAGTAAAAAACCAAGAACAAGAAAACCACAATCACAAGGATTAGGAGATACCGTAGAGAAAGTATTACAAGCAACAGGGATAGATAAAGTAGCTAAATTCTTAATGGGCGAGGACTGCGGATGCGAGGAACGTAAACAAAAACTAAACCATTTGTTTCCTTACATTAAACCTGAATGCCTTACAGAAACCGAATACAACTATCTTACAGAATGGTTTGCAGTAAACCGTAACAGCGTTAAACCATCAGAGCAAAGAGAGATATTAAAAATTTATAATCGCACTTTCAAACAGAACCAAGAGCCTACCAGTTGCGCAACTTGTTTAGCTGAAATTATAAATAAATTAAAAAAAATTCACGAAAACTATTTGAATTAAAATATTTGTTTATATTTGCACAAGTTATTAACATTTAAACGCACGAATTATGAAAAAATTATTATTAGTATTAGCATTAGGAGTAGTAGTATCATCTTGCAAGAAAGAAGATTTAGCACCTAACACAGAATGTACATCTTTAAAAGCAATTAAGCATCAAGTATACTTAAATAACAAGTGGTATTACACAGGACCAGTAGACACTATCGGTTATTCAGTTTGTTCAGATACAACAGATTGGGAGCAATACAATAACGGTTCTTACTTAATGCGAAAAGCAAAAAAGAAAATTTAATTAATCAATACTTTTTTCAATGGCAGGAACAGGAGGTAAAAGAACAAATGCAGGTCGTAAACCAAAAGTAGATGAGGAGAAAGTGAATAGTATCTTTATAAATGCTTTAAAGGAGTTGTATAAAACCACAAGCGATGATAACGCAAAGACAACGTTTGTTAAAAATGTTTTAATGGAATCGCAAAGAGGACAGATATTTATTGCAGAGCATATATTTGGTAAGCCAAAAGAAACGATTGAGCAAACGACAAACATAAGCAGTATAAACATTAAAGACTTATTCTCAATTGATAAAATTAAATAGTAAGTATAATTACTTAGGTAGTGATTCTCGTTACTTCATTGTAACAGGTGGGCGTGGTAGTTCTAAATCTTTTAGTGTTACCACGTTTCTGCTTTTATTAACTCAAGAAGCGAACCACGTAATATTGTTTACACGTTATACATTAGTTTCTGCAAACATATCTATTATACCAGAGTTTATCGAAAAGATTGAAATGATGGATATGCAGTCTGATTTCACAATAACTAAAGACGAGATTATAAACATACGTACAGGTTCAAAGATTATCTTTAAAGGAATTAAAACAAGTAGCGGAACACAAACGGCTAACTTAAAATCTTTGCAAGGTGTTACAACTTGGGTACTTGACGAAGCAGAAGAATTAACAGATGAAGATGTATTCGATAAGATTGATTTATCTATCAGGCACAAGACAAAGCAGAATCGTGTTATCTTAATTCTTAATCCAACCACGAAAGAACACTTCATATATAACAAGTTCTTTGAAGCAAAAGGAGTTGAGGCAGGACAAACATTAATTAACGGAGATTGCACCTACATACACACAACTTACTTAGATAACATAAACAACCTATCGCCATCGTTCATTGAGCAGGTAGAAGAAATAAAGCAACGTAGACCAGAGAAATACAAGCACACAATATTAGGCGGTTGGTTAAACAAAGCAGAGGGTGTTATATTTAACAACTGGAGCATAGGAGAATTTAAAGAAGTTGGGGTTTCAGTATTCGGTCAAGATTACGGATTTAGTAACGACCCTACTACATTAGTAGAAACAAACATAGACTTAAACAATAAGATTATCTATTTACGTTTACACTACTACAAGCAAGGATTAACCACATCAAACATAGCACAACTAAACAAACAATTTGCAAAGGATAGATTAATAGTAGCAGATAGCGCAGAACCACGTTTAATAAACGAGTTAAGGCATTTAGGTTGTAATGTAGTGGGAGCAATTAAAGGAGCGGATTCCGTAGTATATGGTATTAGTTTATTATCGGACTACGATTTAATAGTAGATGCTGAATCAATTGATTTACATAAAGAGTTTAACAACTATTCGTGGCTTGAAAAGAAGTCGAACACTCCGATAGATAAATTTAACCACGCAATTGATGCTATTAGGTATGCAGTATCTTATCAATTAGTTAATCCTAACAAAGGCAAATATAACATACGATGAATAACATAGACGTGCAAGAATACATACGTGTAGTTGAGGATTACATATGGGAAAAGAAACAACGAAAAGTTAAAATAGTATTCGATAATCCAATGATGATGCACCGACACTTTCAAATGTTATGCGCTGCTTACGATTACATACAACAAAACAAACATAAATAGGTTATAATAATATGAAAGCTACAATAAAAGTTCCAAGTACATTAGAAGAAATTACCGTTAAACAATACAGCGAGTTTGTTAAAATACAATCGAATAACCAAGACGATGAGTTTATTGCTATGAAAATGGTATCTATATTTTGCAATATGGAACTATCGGAAGTTAGTAAGATTTCTTATTCTTCAATCATTGACGTAGTACAGCACTTAAATAATTTGTTTGCTGCAAAGCACGAGTTTGTTAAAAGGTTTACATTAGGCGGTGTAGAGTTCGGTTTTATTCCGAACTTAGAAAACATTTCATTTGGCGAATATGTAGACTTAGAAGCTAACTTAACATCATTTGAAACGATGCACAAAGCAATGGCAGTTATGTACAGACCAATAGTTAGAGAGCAAAAGAATAGATACGATATTCAATCCTATGAATCAAGTTCGAACTTTGCAGAGGTTATGGAATTTGCTCCAATATCAATTGCGTTAGGTGCGCAGGTTTTTTTTTGGAATTTAGGAAAAGAATTACTACAAGCTACGATGGACTATTTAGAGAAAACGATGAGCAAGAAGCAGAAAGCGACTTTAGCGAAACAACTCAATTTGGCAAACGGTGGGGATGGTATAGCAGCATATATGCACTCGCTCAAGGAGATGTTACACGATTCGATGCAGTTACCAGAGAACCACTTACTAAATGTTTAACGCTGCTTACATTTGAAAAGGAGAAGCAAGAAATAGAGCAAAGGAAAATAGATAGAATGATGAAACGATGAAAGGATTTTACAACTTAATAGACACAATCAAGGCAGAACTTGAAACGATACCATTTGTTAACACGGTAACACAAGGCGATATATACGATGTGGATTTAGCCAAACAAACTATATTCCCTTTGTCGCATATTATCGTTAACAACGCAACGTTTGAGAATAACCAAACACGTTTTAATGTTTCTATTGTAGCAATGGATATAGTAGATATAAACAAAGAAGATGCGCCAACTGAATACATAGGCAACGATAACGTACAAGACGTATTAAACCAACAGTTAATAGTTTGCCAACGTGTATATGAATCTGCAAAGCGTGGTGACTTATTTGATAATTTATATCAAGTAGATGGAACAGCAACGTGTGAACCATTTACCGAACGATTCGAAAACTTTTTAGCAGGATGGACTATGACCTTTGACGTATTAGTACCAAACGAAATGAGTATATGTTAAACATTAAACAGACTCAAAAGGTATTAGATAGGTTTAGGTTGCACGTAGTTAAGGAATCAAGAAAGAACTTAACCAACAAACAAAAGAACGCATCTAAAGGACTTTATAACTCAATCTATGGAGAAGTAAAAGCGATGCCTAATTCTATCTTTTTAGAGTTTGGAATGAATCAATACGGAACGTTTCAAGATAAAGGAGTTTCAGGTAAGCAAAAGAAATACGATACAAAGTTTAGCTTCAAGAATAAGCGACCACCGAGCAAACCATTTGAGGAGTGGGCAAAGAAGAAAGGAATTAAACCACGTGGCGCAAACGGAAGATTTATAAGCTATAAAAGTTTAGGGTTTCTTATTGCACGTTCAGTATTCAACAAAGGAATTAAACCGAGTTTGTTTTTTACCAAACCATTTGAAGCAGCATTTAAAAACTTACCTGAAGAAACGATACAAGCCTTCGCATTAGATGTAGAAGAAACAATGAATAAAACAATTTTAATTAAATAGATATGCCAGCAGTTTTAAACATAAATGCACGTTCACCTTTCATAGTAGAAATAAACGAAGCAGCGCAAACATCAAGTAAAGTAGAGTTATTTATTTGGAATGGTACAGGTTCAGCACCTGCAACACCAACACATACTTTAAGTAAGAATGTACCAAGTGCAACGAACTTAAAAACAACATACGATGTTTCGCCATTTGTTCGTGAGTTTATAAACTTTGATGTGCCACTTGTTTTGTACAATACGGTAGAATTAACAAATACTAACCAATGGTGTAATGTAAGAATAAAACGATATAAGAATACTGCAACACTTTTAACTACTACAGATTATGTAGCATACGATGGTTATGGTTATTTTAGTCAAGGGTATAATCCTTATAATGGAGATTTTAGTTTACCGGATAATTCAACGCATTACTTTTACAATGATAATTTAACAATACCAATTGCTTCGTTTAGAGCATACATTACAGCACCGAGTACAATTAAATGGACTAATGCAGACACAAGCGTTAACACAACTTTAATAAGCACTACAGGAGTTTACAATATTCCAATAGTATCTGAAATATCTGATGCAGGAAATGGTGTAACCGTATCTATAATTAATGCAACTGTTTTAAATGGTATTAAGTTTATTCCAATTGAAGAATGTAAGTACGATGTAATTACTATTGACTTTGTGAATAAGTGTGGTGCTTGGCAAAAGGCTTGGTTTTTTAAAGCATCTTCAAACAGCATTGAAACATCAGGAGCAGAATATAATATGTTAAGTGCAAATGTAAACTACGATGTAAACGTAGGTAGCAGAAAAGTATTTAACGTAAACGGAACTGAAAGCATTAAAGTTAACTCTGGTTGGGTAAACGATGACTACGCAGAAACGATACAACAAATATTATTAAGTGAACGTATTTTAGTAGATGGAAAACCTGCAAAGATGAAAACTAAAGGTATTGAAAAGCAAAAGCAGATTAATACTAAAATGATTAACTACCAATTAGAGTTTGAGTACGCATACGATATTATTAATAATACGAAGTAATGAATAGACAAGTAGAAATATATATCGAAGGGCAGCGAATAGAACTATTTAACGATGAAAAGATAACCATCAATTCAAGCGTTCAAAACATTAGCGATATATCTAAAACGTACACGGATTTCTCGCAAAGTTTTACTATACCGGCATCAGTAAACAACAATAAAATATTTCAACACTTCTACGCAAATGAAGTTGATTCTACATTAGATTATAACATACGTAGAACTGCGTATATCGAAATAGATTTAATACCGTTTAGAACTGGTAAAATACAATTAGAGAAAGCACAATTAAAGAACGGACAAGTAGATAATTATACAATCACTTTTTATGGCGATTTGGTTACGTTAAAAGATTTGTTTGGAGAGGACAAGTTAGCATCTTTAGATTGTTCAGCTTACAGCCATTTATACACAGGTGCAAACGTACAGACTCGTATTAGTTCGGATTCGGTAGATTACGATTTGCGCTATCCTTTGATTTCAAGTAGTAGATTATGGCAATATAATAGTGGAACGCCATCGCAGGATATTGACCATACATCAGGACATATACACTTTCAAGAGTTATTTCCTGCATTGCGTGTTCCTAAAATATTCGATGCTATCGAGAACAAATATAGTATTGATTTTACAGGTAGTTTTTTAACGAACAAAAGATTTACGGATTGTTTTCTATACTTAAAGAATAAAGAAACATTTGAATTTTTCACAAACAAACAACTTATAAATTTAGATACCGTAACGCTAACAGAAAGTACAAACGTAGCCGGAGTACCTTTTTTTAACACGACTAACAATAGTATAAACTTATTCTATTCAGCAGACGCATTGAACGCTGGAGCAGTTGACGAGGGCTTGTGGCAAATTAACACTACTATAACTACTTCATCAACTGCAATACCATACTTTATTGAGGTGTGGGAAAATGGAGTTTTAGTAAGTACAACGGAAGGAGTAGGTTCAGACTTTTATCAATTGTATTTCGTTCCTAATTCAACAGGATTAAACAAGACCATTGAACTAAAAATAAAAGCAAGGGCTTTAATGGCGTTTACTTCAGAAACAAACTTATACCATAATATTACAATAGGAAGCACACCAGTACAAAACACAAATACTTGCACAGGTAATAGCCAAACGTTAATCGGTAATTTAGATATATCATCTAATATGCCTGATATGAAAATTTCGGATTTCTTTAGTGGTGTATTGAATCAGTTTAATTTAACGTGCGTTCCAACAAGTGCAAGTAGTTTTACTATTCTACCTTTAGAGGATTGGTACAGCGCAGGAAGTGTAAGAGATATTACAAAGTACACAGATAAGAATGAAGCATCTATTGATAGGATGCCATTGTTTAAAAAGATTTCATTTGAACACGAAAAGTCAGAATCATTGATAAATAGAAAGTTCTTTGATTTATACGCACGTGAATACGGAGATTTAAGCAACGTGTATAACATAGATGGTGGCGATTACATTATTAAACTACCTTTTGAAAATCTAAACTTTAATAAGTTCACAAGTACTAACATACAAGTAGGATATTGTTTAACCAAAGCACCAGATTATAAACCTTACATACCTAAACCAATACTTCTTTACAAGTATAACAAGTTAAGTTGTTCGTTTCATTTTAACAATGGCACAAGTACAAACCACGTTTTAACATACATTCCATTTGGGCAGGATGCAATAGTAGGGTCTGTAAAGTATTCTTTAAATTTTGGAGCAGACCAGTCTACATTACTAAATGAAAACATAGCTAACTCAATTGTAAACGTTTATTACTTTGATTACTTATCGAATTTATACAATCCAAAAGCACGATTAGTTACTATTAAGGCAAACTTACCGGTATCAATTTTAAGCAACATAAAGCTAAATGATAGGTTAGTAATAAGAGATAAGCGATATATAATAAACACGATGCAAATAGATTTAACAAGTGGGGATGTTACATTTCAATTAATATCAGATTTTAGAAACTTAAGTTCATACGTACCAAAATGATAAAACAAATTATAGCAATGCTTAAAATATCAGACTTCTACGGAGTTTCTGAGAATATAGATATAGCAAAAGGAAAGTACAAAATTCCTAAAGGATTTAAAGAAGCAGTTAAACAAGGTAAGCGCATAGGTTATGGCAATTGAAAAAACGGTAATACTTAATGTAGAAACTAAAGAAGCTACAAAGAATATAGATTTACTTTCACGTTCTTTTGAGGATGCGTACGGAGAGATACAGCCTTTAACAGGTCGTATGGGTGAACTTGAAGACCAGTTATACGAATTAGCAAACGCAGGTAAACAAGGTACAGACGAGTTTAAAACTTTAGCTGCTGAAGTTGGTAGAATGAAAAAAACTATCCAACAAACGGATGCACAAGTAGATGGTTTAGCTATGACTACTTCGCAAAAGTTAGGCGGTGCATTGGGTGGTGTAACAAGCGGTTTTGAGTTGGTGCAGGGTGCTATGGGTGCTATGGGTGCTGAAAGTGAAAACGTGCAAAAAGCATTATTGAAAGTTCAAAGTGCTATGGCTATTGCTCAAGGTGTGCAAGGTATAAAAGAATCGATACCAGCATTTAAAGCTATGGGTGTAGCTATACAAGAATCAGCAACAGCACAAAAGATTTTAAACTTTGTAATGAAGCAAAATCCAATTATGCTTATAGTTTCAGCAGTAGCAGCATTAGTTGGAGCGTATGCATTGTTAAGTGGTTCAGAAAACGATGAAACAGAAAAACAAAAAGCACTTACTGAGGAAAAAATAAAAGCAGCACAACATCAAAAAGCATTAGCAAAAGACATTCAAGAATCTTCAAAACATATAGCTGAAGAATCAATTCAATTTATATCTTTAACTACAAAATTAAAACAAACAAATGCAAATAGTAAAGAGAGGAGAGATTTAATTAGACAAATAAATGGAGAGTATGGCACGCATTTAAAAAACTTACAAAATGAAAAAGATTTTCAAAACCAAGTTAATGGAGTTGTTAAAGATTATATAAAATTCCAAACAAACAAATATGCTTTAATGAAAAATGAAGCATATATGCAGTATAATCTTGAAAAACAATTTAAAGCACAAAAAAAACTAAATGAATTAAACAAGCAAGTAGAAGAAAAGGGCGGTCATTGGTTTGAAAAAGATATAGCAAATGTAAAAAAAGACATTGCAGATTCTCAAAAGGCTATGGAAGAATTAGCTATGAGAGCAACTCAATTAACATCATCACAAGAAAAATTAACTGATAGTGGTAAGAAATATGTTGAACAACAAAAAGAAGTAGTTAAAGTAGATAAACAAACAATTGAAGATAAGAAAGAACTGCAAAAACAAGAGGAAGATTTAAAAGAACTTCAAAAGAAAGCAGAGCAAGATTTACTTGATGAGATTAATGCAATAGCATCTAAAAGATTAGAAGCACAAAAGAAAGGTGCGGAAGATAGAAAAGCACAAGCAGCAAAAGATGAGCAAGATATTTACGACAATCAAATAGGTTTCTTAGAAGCGCAAATTACCGCAGATGAAAACAACATAGCAGCTAAAAAAGATTTACTTGATATTCAAAAAGATTTAGAGTTACAAAACAAAGAATTAACAGAGGGCGAAATTGCAGCTATTGAGGCTAAGTATAGAAAGCAAAAAGAGGATTTAGATATATCAGCAGAGGAAAAAGAAAAGGCAAGAAAACAAAAGCATAGAGACGAATTATTTGATGCAGCAAAAGCGGGTTTAACAGCTATTGGAGATTTAGCGGTTTTATTTGCAGGTAAATCTAAAGCACAACAAAAGAAAGCGTTTCAAGTTCAAAAGGCAGTCAACATAGCTACAGCAACAATTGACACATTTAAAGGTGCGACAACAGCATTCACATCAGCAGGAAATCCAATTCTTGGTGCGGTATTCGCAGCAGCAGTAGTAGCAGCAGGACTTGCAAATATATCAAAAATTGCGTCTACTAAATTCGATGAAGGAGCAGGCGGTGGCGGTGGTGGAGCAGGAGGAGCGCCAAGCGTTCCAAACGTACAAGCAGCAAACTTTAACGTTGTAGGAGCAGGCGGTGCAAACCAATTAGCGCAACTATCAAGCAATCCAATTAAAGCGTATGTAGTTAGTGGGGAAGTATCAAGCGCACAAAGTTTGGATAGAAACATAGTTAAAAACGCTACGATATAAAACTAAATAAGCAGCCACGCCCGACTGCCTATTTACTTACCTAATAACCTAAACATTGTTAATTATGTTATGAACACGAAACAAAGATAGTTAATTATTTTAAAAATGCAACAAAAACTAAAAAAATAAATTATTAAAGTATGAAAATTATTGAATTAGTAATCGACAATAAAGACAAGCTATCAGGTATTGACGCAGTATCAGTAGTTCATTCCCCTGCAATTGAGGAGAACTTTATAGCTTTAAACAAGCACGAAATAGAACTTAAAGAAGTGGATGCTGAAAAGCGTATTTTAATGGGTGCTGCTTTGATACCAGACAAGCAAATATTCAGACGCAACGAGAAAGAGGAGTATTATATATTCTTTTCTAAGGACACGGTACGCCAAGCATCGGAGTTATTCTTAATGAACTCAAACCAAAACAACGCAACGTATGAACACGACCAAAAGTTAAAAGGATTATCAGTAGTTGAAAGTTGGATAATTGAAGATAGTAAAACGGATAAAAGCCGATTATATAACTTTAATTTGCCAGTTGGTACGTGGATGATTTCAATGAAAGTAAACAACGATGACGTATGGAAAGATGTAAAAGACGGCAAGGTAAAAGGCTTTTCAATTGAGGGTTATTTTGCTGATAAATTAGAAATGAGTTTACAAGAGCAAGAAGAACAAGAGTTAATAAATAAAATAGTAGAAATTTTAAAACAAGTATAAAATGGGATTAAAAGATTTTTTTAAAACGACAAGCGAAATATCTCCAAAGGGTGGTAACAAAGGTTGCTTATGCGAAGATGGTTCTTACAGCAAAGAGTGTTGTGATGGTAGCCTACAAGCGCAAGGAATAGGTAGTGAAAATTCGCAAGGTATATCTATTGTAAACAACGTTAACGAAGTGCGTACAATGGTGCGTGAAAACTAAAAAGGCAACAAAACAAATATTAATAAGTTTTTATAAAAAAGAAACAATGAGTGCATTAAACGAAATTTTTAAAAAAATTGTAGATAAGACAGAATTATCTACAAGTAAAGTTGAGCTATCCTTAACTGACGACATCACTAAATTAAACACAGCAGCCGATTCTTTAATTAAAGAGTTACAAGTTGCAAAAGCAAATTTAAAAGATGCGGACAATAAAATCAAAGCAGCTAAAGTAGAAGCGAAAAAAATATCTGATACAACAAATAAAAAAGCGGCAGATGGTAATTCGTTGAGTTTAAAAATTGCAGACACTATTGAGAAAGCGGATAAGTTAGCTAAAGATTTAGGAGTTCCAAGTCAATCAATTGCAGGTTATGCAAACGCAAATAAAAATTACCAAAGTATAGAGAAATTAATTCAAGAAATTAATTCTTTTTTATTTTCAGATTAATAAATAAAATAAAATGAAAAAAAACGTAATTAATCAAATCAAATCGCTTTTAGGAATGGAAGTGAATTTAGAGCAAATGATGTTAGAGGATGGTGTAACTATTCTAGAGGCAGATTCATTTGAAGCAGAACAAGAAGTGTTTATCGTAACAGAAGATGAGCAAAAAATTCCATTGCCAATTGGCGAGTATAAAATGGAAAACGGTTTTATGTTAACTGTAGAAGTTGAAGGTATTATCGCATCTTATATGGAAGCTGCTGCTGAAGAAGAAGTAGTTGAAGAAGCACCTGAAGAAGAAGTACCAGTTGAAGCAGAAGCAGAGGTTAAAACGCCTAAAAGCATTATCGAATCAGTAAGTAAAGAAACACGTTTCTCTGCTGAAGAATTTGAAGCATTAAAAGCTGAAGTGGTAGCACTTAAAGCACAATTAGAAACAAAAGAAGTAGTAGAGGAGAAAGTAGAATTAGAGGTAGTAAATCCTATTAACTACAATCCAGAAGTAGAAGCTACAAAAGTAAACTTCAAGTACGGACAAAATCGAGAGATGAGTACACTTGATAGAGTAATGAGTAAAATTAATTCATAATTAAAAATAAAAAGAAATGCCAACAACAACAAGTATTACAACAACTTACGCTGGAGAGTTCGCAGGTAAGTACGTAGCAGCAGCGTTATTGACTGCTAACACAATTGACAAACAAGGTATCACAGTAAAGCCTAATGTTAAATTTAAAGAAGTTCTTAAAAGAATTTCAACAGACGATGTATTGAAAAACGCAACTTGTGATTTCGATGCA